TATCGAGGAAAGAAGGCTCCAAAAGGCTATCACTTTATGCCAGGCGGCAAGTTAATGAAGGATTCTGCCCATAAGAGGAAAAAGCGTGGCGGTAAGAAAAAAGCGAAAACCCGCAAGAAAAAGCGGGGGTACTAAACGTAGAGCAAAACCTTTGAGTGCAAGCGTAAAGAAAACTCTTCAGGGAAAAGCAAAGAGAAGTAAGTACACTTATGGACAACTCGCAAGAGTGTATAGACGAGGACAGGGAGCGTATCTTAGCTCAGGGTCTCGTCCAGGGGTATCAATGTCACAGTGGGCATTTGGTCGTGTAAACTCCTTCATACGGGGCGGTCACTCGCAAGACAATGATATTAAGAGAGGAACTCGTGGCAAAAAGAAGACGACGAAAAAGCGTACCAAAAGATAAGAAATCACGAGTTCCAAAGAAGTACTTATCAGGAACAAAGGGGTCTAAGAGAGCCCAGCTTGCATCAGTAATAAAAAGAATTGCAGCCCTGTACAAAGCAGGTAAGACTGTGCCAAGATCGTTAATTAAGCAACGAATAGCATTGGGGAAAAGTAGTGGCAAGAAAAAGAGATCCACGACTAAAAAGAGCAGGCGTTAAGGGTTTTAACAAACCGAAAAGAACTCCTAACCATCCGAAAAAATCACACATAGTTGTGGCAAAGGTTGGCAATAAAATAAAGACTATTCGTTTCGGACAGCAGGGAGCAAAAACTGCTGGTAAACCAAAGAAAGGTGAAAGTGAGCGAATGAAAAAGAAACGAGCCTCATTTAAAGCCCGTCACAGAAAGAACATTGCGAGGGGTAAAATGAGCGCGGCCTACTGGGCCAACAAAGTGAAATGGTAATCTCGTTCATCCTTTAAGGACGGAAGTAAGGAGCAGTTAGCCTGAAGGAACGCCAGACACGGCTAAAAGGAGAAATACTATGAAAGAAGTCACTTTAGTCTATCGTGGTGTAAAGTATACCAAGAGAGTATAGCTCATATAGAGCAAAGCAAGAAAGGAGAACTAAATGGCAGATATGGATCGATTCCAAGGAGATATGTCCAGAAACGAGGTAGAATTAGACCTCAGTAAATTTATGGAGCTTCTCCAAGAACAGTCCAAGCTAAAGGATAGGATTCGTGAGTTAGAAGATATGGAGACTCGCAATCCTTGGCAGAAGTTTATATTTATGGCACAAGCTGTAGATAGCTGGAGAATCTTTCCACGTCTGTTTTTAAGTGTCTATATTTTTCTGTTGTACTATAGTACCATGTGGTTCATGGCACTACCAGAGCCTAGCTTAGAGCAATCAGGACTTATTTCAATTATAGTAGGTGCTGGAGCAGCTTGGTTTGGTTTGTATGCAGGAACCAGTAAAGGTAAAACTGACCATTAGAGGTTAACATGGCAATAGAAATTAGTAGGAAAGACGTAACGTCTGACCAGCTATTAGAGTTACAATCTGAGACAAGGTTTCTTAAATTACCAGTAGACCCATATTTGGAGCTACTCGGCGTGACGCCACTTGCTAGTCAGGTGGCGATCATCAACGCGATAAATAACCCGAAATACCGTTTTGTATGTGCGGCAGTTTCGAGAAGGCAGGGTAAAACCTACATCGCAAACATAATCGGGCAGCTAGTTTCGCTAGTTCCCAACTCAAACATACTCATAATGTCCCCCAACTATGCCTTGTCTCAGATTTCTTTTGATCTTCAAAGAAATCTGATAAAGCACTTTGATTTAGAAGTTGCGAAAGACAATGCAAAAGATAAGGTAATAGAACTAACAAATGGATCCACAATTCGAATGGGAAGTGTTAATCAGGTTGATAGCTGTGTTGGTCGTAGCTACGACCTTATCATCTTCGATGAGGCTGCTCTGGCCGATGGCAGGGATGCTTTTAACGTAGCCCTGCGACCCACGCTAGACAAAGACAATTCAAAGGCTATATTCATATCTACGCCAAGAGGAAAAAACAACTGGTTCTCAGACTTTTTCTACAGAGGTTATTCGGATGAGTTCAAAGAGTGGGCGTCTATTCGGGCTACTTATAAAGATAATCCTCGAATGTCTGAGACGGATATTGCGGAAGCTAGAAAATCTATGTCCGAGGCTGAGTTCCGACAAGAGTACGAAGCAGACTTCAACACATATGAAGGTCAGATTTGGAACTTTAACCACGAAGAGTGCATCGGGAACTTCGACGAGATTGATACATCCAAGATGGATATATTTGCAGGGCTGGATGTAGGCTATCGAGACCCGACCGCTCTCTGTGTCATAGGATATGACTGGGACGAAGAAAAGTTTTACTTACTGGACGAATACCTAGATGCAGAACAGACAACAGAAAGTCACGCAAAAGAAATACAGGCACGAATTGATAAATGGGATATTGACTATATTTATATTGATTCTGCTGCGCAGCAGACACGATTTGACTTTGCACAAAACTATGACATATCGACTATTAACGCAAAGAAGTCCGTTCTCGATGGAATCGCGCACGTTGGAGCCATAGTAGACAATGATAAATTACTTGTTGAACAAACCTGTAAAGAATCACTCTCTGCGTTAGACCAATACCAGTGGGACCCCAATCCAAACCTACTGAAAGAGAAACCGAAACACAATTACGCATCACACATGGCGGATGCGTTACGGTATGCATTGTACTCATTTGAGACTTCAGCAACAAGTTTTTAGGATACCTGGTCAAAAATAGTTATTGACATAGTACCTCAAACTAGATATAATTCTCTTACTGAAAATTAGAAAATCGAAAACCCCGATGGCCGAACTTAAACGAGATATAGTAAAATATATCCGAGATAAAGCGAAGAATAAGTACCAAAAGGGGTCAGAGTGTTACATTTGTGGAGCAAAAACTCAACTTGATTTTCACCACTACTATACGTTGGCTCCTTTAGTACATAAATGGTTAAGGAAAAATAACTTAAATCCAAAATATATTTTGGCAATAAGAGAAGATTTTATAGAGGAACACCACGACGAGCTATATGTACATACTGTTACTCTATGTCATACACACCATAGACAACTACATAAAGTATATGGACGGGATCCTGGCTTAGGCACTGTGCAAAAGCAAAAGCGTTGGGTAGAGATACAAAGAGATAAACATGGCTTGGTACGATAGATTCCTAGGTAGGAAAGAAGAGATAGAAGTTGAGGAAAAACTCAACCCTTCTCAACAGTACATGGGCGGCGAAATCGAAAATACTCGAGAGCCTACCGCAAGTTATGAAAGACAGTACGAAGAGTTAGAAATTGTAAATCGTGCTGTAAATATGATTGTTGATGATGCAGCAGAAATTCCCTCAACAGTTATAGGATCTCGAAGAATAAATGGGATTATTAAAGGCATAAAAAGAGCAAAAGTTGAAACTCTTTTAAACTACGAGCCTAATTTATTTCAAGACATAAATACATTTAAAAGAAATCTAATTACGGATTTTATTTTAGACGGAAATATATTTATTTATTTTGATGGAGTACACTTATATCATCTTCCATCAGATAAAGTATCAATTCATTCTAGCACTGATAGCTATGTAGAAAAATATACTTTTAACAACGATATAAATTATTCTCCCAGTGAGATAATACATGTTAAAGAAAACTCCTTTTACTCAATATATAGAGGAGTACCAAGATTAAGCCCTGCCCTTAGAACAATGCAACTAATGGCATCTATGAGAAAGTTTCAAGATAACTTTTTTAAGAATGGAGCGGTCCCAGGACTAGTTTTAAAAAGCCCCAACACTTTATCAGAAAAGATAAAAGAGAGAATGATACAGTCATGGGGAGTAAGGTACAGACCAGAAGCAGGAGGAAAGCGCCCTTTAATTCTTGATGGTGGTATAGAAATTGACTCCTATACTAATACAAATTTTAAAGATTTAGACTTTCAAAACTCTATTGCAGAAAATGAAAAGATAATTTTAAAGGCGCTTGGAGTCCCTCCAATTCTTCTAGATTCTGGAAATAATGCAAACATTAGACCAAATTTACGACTATACTACTTGGAGACTATACTACCTATAGTTAGAAAACTTAACTTTGCATTTGAAAGATTTTTCGGGTTTGAGATAAAAGAGGATGTAACTGATATTCCTGCTCTTCAACCTGAACTAAGAGATCAATCTCAATATTATACTTCTTTAGTAAATGGAGGAATAATAACCATAAACGAAGCGAGAGAGCAATTAGGTTTTGAAAAGATTGATGGACAAGATGAAGTACGCGTTCCTGCAAATATAGCAGGTAGTGCAGCAAACCCAGATGAAGGTGGTAGACCCACTGAGGAAGAAGATGACGATCAAGAGTAAAAGAAAAAAAGCTCTAGCAGTAAAAATGGCAGATTACTTCGTAGAGAGAGGAAGCATTCCTTCTAGAAGAGAATTTTCGGTAGACCCTCTTCGACCTAAATTAGTTAAATCAAAAACCATTAAAAGAATTTTTGGTTCTTGGTCAGCTATGGAAACTTTTACTAAAACTTTTTGTGTTGATAAACTTGCAATTTTAACGCAGAAAAAGCCAAACGCTTTAGAAAAACTAAAAGCAAAGACCGCACAAGCGGAAATAGAGGGGGCAAATGGAGAAAGTATTTAATCTCACCTCTACTTTTAAGTCTCATACCGAAGACGATGGTAGTGTTATGATTCGTGGTATGGCAAGCACTCATGACTTTGATCGCGCGGGCGATTCAATTTCAGTAGATGCATGGACTAAAGGTGGATTGAAAAATTTTGAAAAGAACCCCATTATTCTTTTCAACCACGACTACAATCGTCCAATCGGTAGGGCTACAGGTTTAAAAACTACTGAAAATGGACTGGAGCTGACTGCTAAGATAAGCAAGGCAGCAAAAGATGTAACTGAGTTAGTTAAAGACGGTGTCCTTGGAGCCTTTTCTGTTGGTTTCCGAGTCAAGGATGCTGATTATCTAGAGGAAACCGACGGATTAAAGATTAAGGACGCTGAGTTGTTTGAGGTATCGGTAGTATCAGTACCATGCAATCAATCAGCTACTTTTTCACTGGCGAAATCTTTCGACTCTATGGAAGAGTACGAAGAATTCAAAAAAACTTTCACTAATAGTGACGGGGCGCAAGTCCAAAAGGAGATAACGATGTCTGAAGAGACACAACAACCCGTTGACTTGGAAGCTTTTGCTAAAAAAGTAGCTGAGGAAACTGCTGCTAAGATAGCCATGAAGCAAGCCGAGCAAAAAGCTGCCGATGAGGCCGCTACAAAGGAAGCTGAGGAAAAAGCTGCTGCGGAAGCAGAGGCTAAATCCCAGCAGGAAGAGGAAGTAAAGCAAGCTATCGTTACTGGCGTTGAGTCAGGAACTGATCGACTTCTTAAAGACCTCGAAGAGAAGTTTAATGCCGCTGATGCAAATACGCAAGAAATTATCAAGCAGCATGAAGCAGCTCTTAAAGAAAAACAAGACGAGCTTGATAAGATGCGCGAGTCAAAGCGTGTTTTCGCAAATCGTGGATCTAATGGAGAACTCACTCCTCAGATTAAGACCGAGTTACTTCACGCAAGTCTTCTAGGAAAAGTATTCAAGAAAGGTATCGTAGATACTAAGTACGGACAAGAGGTACTTGAAAAAGCTGGCGTAACTTATGACGCTACTTCTTCTGCAGGTATCGATGTAGCAGTTGCTTCAACTTTTGAAGAAGCTGTGAAAATCGAGCAGAAGGTTGCCCCTCTCTTTAGAGAGATACAAGTGGCTTCAGGTGCAACTGTACTGCCCATCATTCCTGATAGCGAAAACGCTAACTTTAGCGCAGACGGCTTAGGAACTACTGCTAACTTATTGGAAGAGAAAGGAGCGAGCGATAATAACTTCAATGTAAATCGTATTGTACTTCAGACTCACAGATTGATCTCAGGAACTTTCTTGAGCAACGATACTGATGAGCAAGTTGTTCTTTCACTTCTTCCTATTCTTACACCTGCTCTCGCACGTGCACACGCGAAAGCAATTGACTCTGCGATTCTAATTGGTAACTCTTCAATCGCAGGTATCGTAGGTGGAGCAGGAACTGATGGAGCTGGATCATTCTTGGCGTTTGATTCTACTCTTGTAACTGACCCTGATGCATCTGGTACTTCTGATGCAATTACTTCTGGAAACTTGTTGTCAGCTAGATCTGAAATGGGCAAGTTTGGTCTGAATCCTACTGACGTAGCGTACATTGTACCTGTGGATCAGTATTACAACCTTATCAATGACGACGGCTTTGCTGACGTTTCAGAGGTTGGTTCCGACCTAGCATTTAAGCGTCTCGGCGTTGTAGGAGCTGTTTACGGTTCTCCTGTAATCGCATCCGACGTTCTTGCTAGCAGCACAGGTGCAGGCGGAGCTGTAACAGGTACCGCAGCAGTTGCAGTTAACGTAAATAACTTTGTTATTCCTCGACTCAGAGGCGTTAACGTCGAAACTGATTACGAAGTTGCAAACCAGCGTACAGCTATCGTTGCATCTCAGGCTCTTGGCTTTGCCGAGCTTGAAGCGAAAGCTGACGCACATCCTGGCGACAACGGATCAGTTAGAATCGAGTATCAGTAAACCGATACTAGCTGTAATAATAACTAGGGGGAGGGCTTCCTCCCCCAAGTTTTTACTAAAATACTTATGGCAAATTTAATTACATTACAGGATTATAAAACCGCAGAAGGGATCACCCAACCAAAGGATGATTCTAGGTTAAATGTATTAATTCCTTCCGTGAGTGCTTTAGTAAAAACTTACTGTGGAAACAGTTTTGTTGATTTTTATTCAACTAATAAAACAGAGACTTTTACTATTGATTGGGCGACACATATTGTTCAGTTAACAGAAAGTCCAGTGAATTCAATAGTAAGCGTAAAAGAAAGAACGTCTTACTCAGATTCTTATAATACTCTTACTACAGGAGCTTATGAATACGCTCTTGATACTGAAACAGATAGTATTTTAAGAACTCTATCTTCTGGTAGGTATAAGAACTGGCCTCACGGAGTAGATGCTGTAGAAGTAGTTTACAAAGCAGGTTATAGTGCTGTACCGTCAGATCTGAAACTAGCGGTGCTTGATTTGGTTACATACTACTTAAAAGATGAGCACAAGCAAAGACAAACAATAGCAGGTGCCAGTCTACAAAATCAAGGTAGCACTAGCCAAAATAATAATGTGTCTTTTCCAGATCACATTAAGAGAGTCTTAGACTTGTACAAGAATTTTTAATGTCTAAGCAAGATTTACAGACTTCTCTAAACTCCGCTATGAAAGCCTTAAATGATAGATGGGCTCGTGGTGATATGGCTCGTTTTAGGCAAGTTGTTACTATAACTATAGATGATTTAGCTGTATCTATGTTTGATGGTTACTTAAACGCAATGTCAATTCGACCTGCTGGAAGCTACCCTCAGATACGTTTAAGTACTTTTAAAAAAGAAGCTGCAAGACAAATACCTATACTTTATAATATGTGGGCAGGAGGAGCAGATAAAAGCATTTCAGTAGTTAAAAGAGGCTATAACGGTAAATTTCTCAGAGTTCATATGAACAAAGAAGAGCCTCAGTTTTATCAAGAAGTAAAAGAGTTGGGAATACTTTTTGTAAATAAAAAACTAAAGAGCGCAGGAAAAGAAGGATTAGGGGGCTCTGAAAAAGAGTTCTCAAGAAGAAAAGGATTAGGGCTCTTATCTTCTAAACAAGAGGAGCAGGGTTCTCAAATTTGGAGAAGTACCTCTGAAGCAGGCCGTTTTAAATCAGGTTATAATATTAGCCATGAAGGAGGGACAACTGTAGGAGCCGCAAGACTAGTCGCGGCAGCAGACTGGATACAGAATAGTAAATACAAAAGTTTTTTAGGTTCGGAAGAGTTTAGAACGTTAAATGAAAAATATAAAGAATTTAAAGTTATATTCAGTACTGATGGAATGGATGGAGCAGACTTATCCGATACAAAATTAAAATTAAACGAAAACATGAGAGTTTCAGCAACAATTGGTCCTATGTCGCAAAACTATTCTGGTTCAGAAATAAACGACTGGAGAGGTAAAGGAGGAAAAGGAATAGGTGACAGGTTAAATGCAGCTTTAGCTAAATGGGCGGCTGGCGTAGACTGGACCAAACAAAAAGGAAGTAAGTCTATAAGAGAGCATGCAAAAGAAGTAGGTAAAACCGCAGCCCTTAGAGGAATAATTAAGTCTAAAGCAGTTAATAAAAATAAGTCCTCAAAGCCAGTAGCTGTTCCTGATAGAGAAGAAAAATTAGTTTCTACTAGAGGAAAGGGAGGAACTTTAAAAAAACCTCGTTCTAAAGGAAAAGCGGTAAAAGCGTATCCACGAGTAAAGTCTAGTGCAGGAAGTAAGAATAATGCAAGTTTATATACTGTAATGGCTCTTATAAATGATAAGTTACCAGAAACAGTAAGAAAGAATATGGGAGCGCCAAGACTAGAAAACCAAACAGGAAGATTTGCTAGCAGTGTTAAATTAACAGACGTAATACAAACCCCTCAAGGGTTTCCAAGTTTTGGTTATACGTATAGAAAAGACCCATATGGAGTATACGAAAGATCAAGTGGAACAAGTCGGGCAGATCCTGATAGAGACCCAAGAGATTTAATTGACGCTTCAATACGAGAAATCGCTGCAGGATATGCTTTAGGAAGATTCTATACTAGGAGAGTTTAATGGCAAGTACAGCAAGATCATATACCACACGTAGATCTGCTATTACAAAAGCTCTCGCTGATAAAATTGCTCTTATTGATGGAAGAGGAATTTATCATACAGCAGTAGCAGAAACAAGTCCCAGACTTAAATTTTGGGATGAAGTGGAAGAGTTTCCTGCAGTACATTTAAATGCAGGAAGCGAATCAAGAACGTACCAGACAGGAGGATATAAAGATAGATTTTTAAATCTTACTGTTCGTTGCTACGTAAATGAAGAAGACGCAGTTACTGCATTGGACGAGCTTTTAGAAGATGTAGAAACCGTAATTGAAAACAATAGTAAACTAACTTATCACGATAGATTAGGGTTAGAACAGTCGACTCACCAAATCACAATACTCAGTATTGATACTGATGAAGGTGTACTCGAGCCTCTTGGGGTAGGAGAAATACTTATTGAGGTTCGTTATTAGAAAATTCTGGCACGAATAAAAATTCACGACCAGTCTTTTCAAGTTTCATAGGAGAAAAACTATGGCAGATCAGTTGTATTTTAGTCGTGACACGAGACTGTTTGTTCAGTTTCGTAATCAAGACGACGAAGATGCTAACACCGCAGGTGCGGGACAGTTATGGGAGGTACCTATTCTAGATGGATATAGTTTCTCTCAAACTACAAATACTTCTGAAATACTACTCTCGGAAATGGAAAGTACAGTAGGTGTATCTCGTAGAGGTAGACGTTTATTTACTGACTCTCTTGCTCCTGCAGAATGGTCTTTTAGTACATATATTCGACCCTTTAAGTCAAAAGGCGGAAGCGTAGCAAGTGGTGTTGCTAGTGCAGACGGGTCAGGAACGGACGTTCACTCAGTAGAAGAAGTTCTCTGGGCAGCAATGTCAGGTGCAGATGTATACGATAGTGCAACAGGTATTGCAACTGTTGATACTCTTGGTGGTGCGACAGATACTGATCGTACTGCAGGTACATATACAATTACAGAAAGTGACTATACTACAGACGTAAGTGGTGGAGGAACAGGCGCATCTTTTACTATTACGGTAAACGGCAGTGGTGTTGCAAGTGTTGCAGTCGCTTCTCCTGGTGATGGATTTGCTGTAGACGAAACCATTACTGTTCAGAGTGAAAAAATAGGAGATGCTGTAGGCGGTACTGATTTAACTTTTGATGTAGCAACTTTAACTTCGGGGGCAAAAGGCTTTAAAAGAGCTGTAAATAAAGTATCTGGCCCTGTTGTTACTCCTGCTTCTGATAATAGTACTATTGTAATGACTGAATCAAATAGATCAGCTTTGCACCCAATGCATATTTACTTTGTAATTGAAACAGATGCTTTGAACCCTGTTATCTACAAGTGCGCGGAAGCGGTTGTAAATGAAGTAAGTATAGACTTCGATGTAGAAGGAATTGCTACTTTGAACTGGTCAGGTTTCGCAAAAGAAATCGAAGATATGTCCGTAAACTTTAGAACTGGCACAGGAACTACATTAACAGTTGGACAAACTGGAAATGCTACAACTCCAAAGCGTACTCAAGACGGTACTGATACTGACTTATTGACTGCTGGAGATTTTTACTTCCAGACTGATAATGCTCAGGGTACTGCTGTACATATGGTTAAAACTGTACCAGG